CATCTGCTGTTGCATTGGCAAGAAGCTGGTTTGATAGGCTGATTGACCTAGCTGACCCATCGAAGTAGCCATCTGGCCCATCTGAGCAAGCTCCTGCACAGCCGACTGACGCGCTCCTAGAGCGGCCTCATTGCTACCCTGTACCCTTGCCCTAGCCATAGCCGCATCTTCTGCTGTGCCGCCAAACTGAGAGCCTCTGACGCCTCCCCTTCCCATGGCCTGCGCTCTAGCCTGTGACTGCGCCTGCATAGCATTTAGCTGTGGGTTTTGAGCCGCCATAATCTGGTTGTAGATATCCTGCTGTCTAGCGGCTGGGTCTTCCATGGCCCTGTTAAACATAGTCTGAGAGTTAGCCATCTGCTGGGTGGCGTAGCCATTCATCCCAGCGTTCTGACCAACCCCAAGATTGACAGAGCCATCAGAGCCAACGCTTGTACTGCCTAGCCCACTGGTTACGCCATAACCTTTAAAGGCGCTGTTCTCAGCAAGCTGGTTGCCCAAGGCATTAAGCTCGCCTTTAAGGTTTGAGCCATAATCGGAAAGATTGCTGGCTTGGTTAAGCCCAGCCGCAATAGCGGCGGCGCTGGTTATTCCAGTTAACACTCCAGTAGGATCTGGCATCTCTAATCTCCTTAAACGGTTCTACGCCCAGAGTGCGTATTGATCGAAATCTGTTGCATTGAAAATGGATGATTGTGAATAGGGACATCAAAGCCTATTCGTAGCATCTCTCCCGAGCCTGCCATGTTTACTTTGCATGTATTCATGTTGCTTGATCTGTGGTTTTGACTCATGTGGCATTTCGCCATATAGGGCATCTCCTCTGTGCCAAAACCCCAGCGCGAATACAGCTTAATATCTTCATGGGGTACGTCACTGTGATCGTGATGAAAGCTATACAGCACAGACTTAGGGATCATGGTGGTCATTAAGTTATCGCCACTTAGCAGAACCGTAGACTCATAGCTCATGGTGTACTTAGTAGGCTGATCGTAGCCGTCATACATAGTGACGCCACGGCTGTCCCTGCCACCCAATAGCTCCCTAGTCTTGTAGTCTGTTCTTACAGCACAGCCGTCATACCAGTCACAATTAGTCCAGAATGTTGTCCTCAAGCCGCCAGTAGCGGAGGGCTGACCAAGCTGGAATACATAGGCTTCTCTATCAAAGGGGAATAAGCAGACAGCCAGTGACTTAGATATAAAGTGATGGAGCCTGACAGTATCCCTGTTCTCGGCAATCTGCTCCCTGATTACTGTAGCCACATTCAGCGATGGCTCTGCCATGGGAACAGACTTCTCCTGCACTACTCGACCAAGGGAACGTACTCCCATAGGGTCAACAAAAAGATGGTCAGAACCAATGTTGCACATAGCATCTTGGTTAACGAGTCCCACATCACGGATAGCGTCCTGTAGCCGTAAGCCGCCTTCACCGGCAGGATCGCCCTGCGCGCCAGCGTAGATAAGAATTGAGTGCCGACCAAAGACAATCAGAAATCCATTGTGTGCGGCAATTCCCTGGATCTTGTCGTTGCCCGTGGGCCAGTATTCCCTGACATCAATTATCCCCCCTGTATTAAAGGGGTCTTCTCCCTCCGGTAGTCCCTGCTCGGAATCAATAGAGCCGTCATACCACTGATAAGGCACAAGAAGATCAGAGTAATAAATGACATCATAGTTACCGTTAACACCACTAACCCAAAGGCGACCATAGGCGGCACAAGCAACATCTCCATTAAGCTCTGGGGCAAGGATGTTAAGGCCGAGCGGGACTCCATTCTCATCAATACCTCTATCACCATCTCTTGGTGGTTTGTAATTAGGATGGTTAGATATAAGGGCAGATGATCCCTTATAGAAAGCTATTGGCGGCTCACCAGCACTGAACAAAAATATGCTGTCCATGAATGGCACAAGCTGGCATTTAGTCAGTCCGTTCTTTGGAGTCCACTGCCCCAGCCTGATCAGCTTTGGCCCTCTAACTTCAAAGACTATGTAGTAGTCGTAATTCTGTACTTCAAAGTCACGCTCCTGCGCGTACTCCATTACTCCATATTCTGACTGAGGACGGTTGTATTCAGAGTTATATCGCTGTTCAGGTATGTAGATACCAGCAATCCCAACGACCGTATGATCGTCAAAACTGGTGGTAAACTCACCGTTATACTCATCCTTATAGCCGTATTGACCTATGCCATATTGACTGCCCTGTGCCTGCTCTACAAAACGGAAGGCATTCTGTCGGGTTATTAATGGCTCTGCGTTCTCTGCAAGCAACAGGCCGTTATATTCAGCCATGTTGTATTCCGCACCCACCTTAAGCAGTTCATTTAGCTGTTCAGGATCTATGGGATTTCCATCTGCACCTCTGTCGGGAGCAGGCTCATACGCCTCATCGTTGAACTTGGCTATCTTCCACACTTCGTTAGTGGCTGGAGTCTGCTGGTCATACATGACCGTCTCCAGCCGCACGATGTCGTAGTCTTCCTCCTTCTTAAGCTCAAAGTTATTCTCCCAAACAAAGTCAGCAAAGGCTTCTCTAGCCGCCAGCCTGCCAACTCTATCAATTACTGCATTATCAGCCTTAAGAGCAAACTCAATGCTCTGCTGAAATGGGCTAATCTCAGAGTTAAGACCCTGAGACCCCGGCCCTTGAATGCTTAGTTGCTGTAACTGCATTACACGGCTTCCCAGATATACTCGCCACGACTGTTGTTAACGTCCCACGAAATAGCGTCAGAAAGATATTGCTTAGCCAAGGCAAATGCTTGCTGAGCAGTAGCGCCCCCAGCCTCTCCCCTTTCTGATATTGCATAGGCTAAGGCAAAGTGCATGACAGGATCATCAGGCACAATCATCAAATCATCATCGTTGTAGAGTAAGTGAGGCTGTGAATAGCCATGAGCAAATAGCTGGCTTCCCTTTGAACCCCATTGCCCTAACCCCCATTGCGCCTCTGTGTATCTGTAGACATCACCAGTGCCGCCATAAGAGTTATCAGGAATAGGCCAGATATGCACTTGCACACACTTCTCATCAGTGGGCCTGATTACCTCATCTTGTTGCCCATATCGTGAGAACCACGCCCCATATTCGTTGACGTTGTACTCAGTAGGAGCAACAACAATAGGGCTTTCATTCCCTAGATTTACATGGCTAGGAGCAAACCAGAGAGGCTTGCCTTGATTGTACGGCTTGCTGGATATCTCATGCTGGTTTACTTCTTGAAGCATAGAGCCATTGTCATAACGGATAAAGCTAACCGTAGACTGCTCTGTACCACCCCTTAAGTTGTATCGATTAACCCCATGAGCAAGGTCAAGTATCCACACCGTTCGGAAAGCATTCCAAGTGTGCGCTCTGATTACAAAGTTACGAGCGTCATTGACCAGCTTGCATATCATCTTTTGCTGGGGGTCTAACTGCTTACTGGCAACGCCATAATGCTCGGGATCAATCTCAGCCTCCCTCATGCGAACCAATACTTCGTTGACCATTTCGAGATATGTCATCCTCTTGGCTCCATTCCAGCATCAATGAGGGATTTCCCAATCTTTTGATATGGGTCTTTGTTTGCACCAAAGTTCAAGGCGTTCATGTTTCCGACAGCGCCTCCCGCCATGCCAGAAAGCATACCGTCTAATACTTTAAGCCTTGCCTTTTGATAGGGCGATACTTTTGTATATCCAAACAACTCAGTCCACACAGGAGGCAGGCCGTTGTTGCCGCCGCCAAAATTTAAATTATTGCTGGGAAGAGTGCCGCCTCCCGGCTGAGTAGGTTGAGTTGAACTACCGCTATATACTTCGTCGCCATTCATTTGGCCGTAAACACTGTCTGCAACGTCTGAGGAAACTGTGACTCCTCCCGGCAAAGTAACGGTTCCATCGTCATTTATTGGCAAGCCATATACAGGCGTGACGTTATTCGCCGGAGTAGAATTATTGCCGGTATCCACTGTGTTGTCGGTGCTTGTGTTACCTCCGGTATCAGTGGTGAGATCCCCTCCGGTATTATTAGTAACATCGCCTCCCGTATCGGTGGTCACGTCACCCCCCGTATCGGTGGTTGCATCCCCTCCAGTGTCGGTGGTTGCATCCCCTCCGGTATTAGTGGTTACGTCTCCTCCGGCATCGGTGTTAACAACAGGGGTATCAGTTGCTCCCCCTGTACTTACCCCTGTATCTACCTCTGTATTTACTCCAAGATCCACAGAGGCATCACTACCATTTCCACCGTTTTGATTCAGGTAGTCGTAATACTGCTGGAACCACCAGTTTCTTAAAGCGGATTCATCATTAGATGGCAACACAGCAGACGAGGGATCTAGTGAGGCCACATACTCAGCATAGCCAACAGGGTCAATCTCGCCATTTAAATTCATTATTGGCGTTACAGAAGTTCCGTCAGGGTTTAGCGGAGGTGTTACCGTCCCTGAGTTTCCGTCAGGCAAAGAAGAATTTATGCTTCCAGTAGAGTAAAGGCCGGGGATACCCGTCACTGTTCCCCATAATTCGGACTGCCCTCTAGGGTTAGACGACCAGCTATAGTCTTCATTAAGACCGCCAGAGTTTTCAAAGTAAAACGAGCCAAGAGTATCCATCTTAAGCTGGATGAAATCGTTCTTAGCGGCCTGCCCCGCTACGGTTAGCTGTCCAGTTGGCAGTCCATTCTTATCAAGTAATTGATATTCGTTGGCATATAGGTCATCCCATTCTTTGCCAAACTTATCCTTTTGAGTTTGAAGGTTTTGACTAAGCTGAGAACCACCGGATGGCAGTAACCCGCCCAAAAGATCAGCCGCACCATCAACAACAGGGTTATTTAACAGGCCGACTGTGCTTTGACTTACAACTTGCCCGCCCTCATTTAGCGTGTAGTTTTGATACTCAGCATCCGTCATGCCCTCCATCGGAATCTTTGTTCCGTCAGGCAAAACCATCACATCGCCTAGTTCAAATCCATTAAGCAACCCACCTAGTGCATCTCCAATAGGATCGGTTATCGCCCTTATAAACCCAAGGTCAGCCCTCGGTATAAATGGCAGTAGCCCTTCATCACCAATTATTGCGCCAAAGTCTGTGGTATTTAGAAGTGGGTCTTCAAGCGCCTTTGCCATCGCCGCCGCACGACCCGCCTCAGTATTTGGATAGGTATAAGGATCTTGATGCTGAAGTCTGTCAGCAATAGCTTCTTGGCTGTTGTTTTGCCATTCATCATATGTGTTAAGAGCGGCATTAGTGCCGCCAGATATAAGACCGGCCTGCAACGCGCCCTCAAGATCAATTTCTCCATCTTTAATTGCTGTAGAAACTAAGTCGTTAACCGAGCCGCTAACCAATCCGCCATAAAAACTTGAGGGAGGAGCGCCACCAAGCATCCAGCTTTTATCGCCTGTCACTGGGTCTGCGCCGTACCACGGCGCATAATTATCAGCTACATAACCGCCGGGGTTTACCCCAGCCAGAACAGCAGACGCTAATACACTTCCGGGGTCTATGCTTCCCGTTAACAATCCTTGGCTAGCCGCAGACCCAGCCCCTGCCGCTATTCCGTTGGCAACCGCACTGCTTAATAGTGGAGCGGCAGGCCCAGCGGCCCCAGCAGCGGGTGCCGCCCCAGCAAGACTGCCAAGATAAGGGGCCAGAGCGCCACCCACTATGAGGCCCGCCCCCGCTCCTGCTATCGTCCGACCCCACTTGTCATCCTCTTTGTACCGCTCAATCAGAGAGTAGCCAGTGCCGTTCCAGCGGAGCTGATTCCCGTTATCGTCTGTGATGCTTGTTTGAATACCGTACTGCTCAGCCAGTCCGGCCTCAGCCGCACGCTCAGCGTCCTCTACCCTGCGTCTTTCAGCTTCCGTTATGTCTGCAATGTACTGACCATTAGGGCCACCCCGCCCATCATGCCTGCGAATAAATGTGTCATGCCATAGCTGATTGGATCGCTCCCACTTATCCATGATCTGGCCTGAATCTATAAGATCCTGCCGGTCAGTGATGTAAGATACATATTGGTCAACGCTATCAAAGTGCTTGTGAAGAACGGTGTCTTCTTCGTACCTAGCCCTTATCTCGTCCATCGTCACGTAAGCGGCATCAGCGTTTAAGCCAGCGCCGTTCTTCTTTTCGTTTTCGTAGTCAGGGCCGGTGTAGTAGAACAACTCTTCGCCAGCTTGGTTAACGTACCTGCCTGCCTCGTTGCGCTCATATCCGGGGCTGTTCTGAGACAAGGCATTCATTGTCTCCGGTCTGTGAGAGTAGTAGCTCTCCATCGCGCCCTGTATTGAGCTACCGTTAAACCACTCAAGGAACTCCTCGTAGGTGGTGTCTGCGGTAAGCCTCTGCGGCCTAGGAGAGCCGTCAGGAAAATGAGTTTCTAGGTTGATATCTGAGTCAGCCATGATTAGTCGCCTCCACTACAGACATAGCCCTCAAATGTAGGGACGCAGGTGTAGCCAGAGTTTGTCTCATCTGTTGTATCGTCTGTGTATATATCCTCACCCAAGCTAAAGGAGTAAGGCTCGCCACTCTCCTGTAAGAAGGTCACTAGCTGTGCCAACGTCATCTGCTCGCCACCATAAGTGACATAAGAGTTGTCAGTGTTGTCTGACATGTCGTTGTATGAGTCTGTGGTGTTCGTAGTGTCAGTGGTGGTGTTAGTGGTTTCAGATTGATTAGTTGTATTGGTCTCAGGGTTATAGCTATCAGCTATTGAACTAGACGTATTTGTTTCCGTAGACGTTTCTGTAGTTGTCGTTGTCGTCTCCACAGTAGAAAACGAATCTTGAGAGATGCTTGCCATATCGCTAAGCGTGTAGTTGTCACCGCTAACAAGCAGTCCACCTGCCTCAGCCGCCGCGATACCCACGCCCGCAACCGACTCAACAATCCTTGAATCTTGAAGAGCATCATTTATCTGCACCGCCGCCGCATTATCAGATTGAGTTTTAGCCACATCAGCATTGATATAGGCCGTTGCTACTGCTGTAGTCACATTGGCTAGAGGAGCGGCAAATACTTTTGCAAACTCCAACCCTTCATTCTGTAAAGGCTGTAGGGGAACTATGCGAGTATCGTCACTGGAGCCTTCCTCACCAATGCCTTGAACCGCAAGCGCAACAGTAACAGCAGAAGCCTGCTCTGGATTCGCCATGGCAACTTGAGCCAAAGCCTTATAAAGCTCAGCTTTAGCCATTGCTTCAGCCGCCTTCTGGTCAGTCTTTGCATCTGCCTGACTCCTTACAATTTCTATCTGACCCTGCATATGAGCATCACGCTCCTCAACTGAAGTACACGCCGACAAAAACATTATCAAAGCAATAAAGCACGCTTGTTTGATCCCCATGGTCTATCTCCCTTCAGCTTCAGAGGCACTTTTCATAACGGATCGTGCTGTTGGTTTTGCAGGCCAACCCTGAGTTGTGCCTTGCTCTATAGCCCACGCCAATTCCTGCGGAGGCTGATTGACTAAATCCTTCAACTCTTCAATATAGTTTTTAATTTCTTCGTTATCTGGGTACGCACTACGCAATCCTTCAATCTCAGATAGCCGCCTCTCTATCTCAGTGGCAACAAGATTCAGCGCGAACTCCTGCAAGACCGGATCTTCAGAACAGTCTTCAAGATCCCACACCTGTCGATAAACACCATCAACCTCTTCCCAGCTTACTGAAGCCTCTGCCTTTCTACGCATGAAACGGTTGACGTTAATTGGCGTTCTTTCCGCAGGCATAAAGCCGCGAGATTTAAAATCCTCGTCGCACCAGCTATCAACGCGATGCCCATACATTCCGCGTATCGAACCTCTGGACATTGGCTTCTTCAGCTTGGTGGAAAAAAAGAAATTCATTAAACGTCCTCCACTGCCGCTGGGAAATGTCCTCGCGATTCATCTCCGGGCCAAACAAACCGAACGCACCAGCCTGCACCAGACCCATGCGGGCTTCCGCCGCTATCAAAATGCGGAGCCGCCGCTCCTCCGCCGCCTCCAGCACTACCCTTGGCACTACCGTTTCCGCCTCGCTGTTCCCCAGCGAGATAATTTATTCCGTTTGTGCCTGCGTCTGATGATTTCCACGGGCCTTTCTGACCGCCGCCTCCATTATTGCCCTGTCCGTAAAGGAAGGTTGAGCCACCGCCACCGCCGCCCCCTCTTGATCTCCAGTTTTTTGAATAACCACAAGAGCCGCCACCGCCAGCACCGCCGCCACCGCCCGGACGCCCTACATAACATGTGCTACTCCAAACTCTACCACCGCCACCGCCTCTGCCGGTGTAACCTCCCGCACCACCGCCTCCAGCGCAATCCCACGTTGGGGAAGGGTCCGATTTAGCGCATCCGTTTCCGCCCATTTGACCGCCGTCCAACAGACCCGATGGCGCACCTGCGGTGTTGTTTACGGCGCTGTTAAGTGCAAATGTTTTGCCATCAGCAAATGTGATAACACCGCCCCTCAGACTAAGAACATCGCCGGGTTCTACGGGATAGTCATTCAGCCACTTGAGCGCACCACCACCTCCAGAGTAAACGCCATTGTGTTGGGTATCTGTGCCCATGTTTCCGGGACCGCCGTTGCCCACATTAGCCAGAGTCAGGCTGTAACAGCCAGCGGGAACAGTCCAGCTTGTATTGCCAGATTTCCATACATACTGACCGGGGATTAGATCCGTGGTAGTGAAAGTAACTATTGGCGACCACTCAGACTCTCGTCCATCAGTCGCCCTGTAACGAACGCGGCAACGGTAGACAGTTGCAGTGTCTAGCTTTTGGTCAACCTTGTGAGATTCAAGATCAGAGGTGTTGTTGAGGCTCTCATATATGACATCGCCATTCTCATCCATTACTTGCCAATCACTGCTGGCATGGTTTGGGGTAGAGCCGATTGCCTCGTATGTACTGCTCAACAGAGTAGGAGTCTGAGAAATATCAATGCTGTCGTTTTCTGGCGCTTCTATTGTTGGAGTGACGATGCCTGAGACTATTGACGTTGTTGACCACGTAATCGTCTTCTCACCTATTGTTACAGTTGACGTAACCGTTGCGCCTTCGTCGCCAGAGGTATGACGCAATTGAAGATCATCACCAGCCTCAAAATAAACAGATGCTCTGGTCACAACATTAGCCCAAGCATCATTGTTTTTCTTGTATTCGAAAGATGTAGAGTCAGAAGACCCAGCAAAATAACAATATGAGTTAGTGCCTGAGACAGTGACAATCTCTGACTCGATGACCGCGTTTGCTTCTACGTCTTGAACATCCTGAAAATCAACATCGGGGTTTTTGTCTACATAGGTGTGATAAGACTTTGACCCTCCCGCTATCTCGGCGCGAATAGAGCCAGAGATATAAGTACCGTCT